ATTTCACACGCAAACCAACATTTGAAAGAAATGATTGAGGGGTATATTAAACACTTTGCTGGTAAAATAACCAAATGGCCAATGCCAAAGGACAATGATTCATCCATGTATAACGGTGCTTTTCAATACACCACCAGTCGCGACCGTACCTGGATCCACAACGACGGCTGGAATAACTGGGCAGGGGTTTTATATTTAACACCGGGCGCACCATTAAGCGCCGGTACAGGAATATTTCGCTTCAAAGACGGAACAAGAACCGTGGACGAGGCAGAAGCAAGAGGGAACAAGAAAATATTGGACGCCAACAGTCAAGATTATACCAAATGGGAATTAGTGGATAGAGTGGGTAATGTGTTCAATCGCCTGGTTCTATTCAATTCAAAACAGTACCACGCTAGTTTAGATTATTTCGGCACAAATAAAGAAAATGGTCGCCTGTTCCAAGTGTTCTTTTTTTCTACCGAGAAGTAGTTTATTGGTTTAAATAAACAATATCGATGGTTTCCAATTGTGCTTTTTCCTTGATAACTTCAGTTTCGCAATTATCGTTAACATACATCATTTCAAAAAATCTCACCAAGTCCTCCTCCGAACAGTCATTGTAAGAATAACATTTCATTCTTGTAAAACCTTTGGTATCCAATGTACCATACAACTCTTCGTGTGTCATATTATTACTCAAAAACAGGAAATCATTTCTAGGATTTTTATATAATTCAACAATTTTATCATCATCAATAGCACCATTAATAATACAATACTGCTTGTCGTAATCCAGATTAATTCTCAGGTTCATTTTTTTATGCTCATATCCTGTGCGTTTCCATATGGGAGAATGGTTACCCATGTACGATTCATCTTCCCATGCATCCAATTCTTTCATTTTATTTTGCACTTCGTATTTCCTATAAAACAGCGGTCCTATATAATGGGGACCAATGCGATTGATTTCAGCATTTCTAATATTTGAAAAATTGTTGCCACCATCGTTCATATATTGAATGTACTGAGCCTTGTTATTTTTGACAACCTTGTATTTGCTACAGCATGTTCTAAGCAGTATTTCGTAGTCATCGCATATAGGTAAAAATTCAGAGTAACTCTCACATTCCATCAATACAGACCGCTTCCAAATGCGTGGATGATTGGGTAAGCAATACAATGCACTTAAGGTAATGTTATTGATATTGGGAGTATTATAAACATATATCCATTTACCATCCTTCTTTTCCATATAGTAGCCACCATATCCCTTACATATAAAATCACCGTATTTAAAATTATTACCATTTCTAAATTGGTGAATTGTATCCCCGTAAATAAACCCTATATTCTCGTCGGTTTGGAAAATGTTAAATGCATCTTTTAAACAATTCTCCAATATTTTATCATCATGATCCATCTCAAGGATATATTTCCCCCTGCACAGAGAAATAACCTCGTTCTTGACATTTCCAATGTTCCCACTATTTTTATCTCTGTTGTACAGTCTGACACGGTTGTCATCGGACAATATATTTTTTAAAAAATCAAAATGTGAATCTTCCGGTGTATCATCCATAATAACCCATTCCCAGTCAATAAGTGTCTGATTTTTAATAGATTCATATGCCGTTTTGATATAATCATAACTCTTAAAACATGTGGTGAAAATAGAAAACACTGGTCTGGTTAGTTCCCTTCTATTAATAACATTCGTGATAAAGCAATGGTTTACACTATTATTAAAATTGTCAATGTCTGATATGTCGGTTTTATGAAACCATCTTGGTGAAAATCTCTCCGGTATTTTTCCAGCAATACAATTATGATATTCATCATAATCACCATACGTAACCAATAAATGATAATTTGGATTATATAGTTTATTTAAATCTTCAATCTTATTGGTTATGATTATAGAAAACATGAATTTATCCTTATTTTCAGCAATAAAACTGTCTATTTCAGCATAACTATTATGACGAAAAAACAAAATTTGAGGATATCTCTGCATTTATAAGTTATTAAAACCATTAATATTTAAGTTTCCATATTATAAAATATTTCAATAAAAATAATCTAATATAATTATATCATGTCTTTTACAAGATTTAACTACGACCCGTGCCGCACAAAGAAGCTTTTAGAAGAATCAACAGGACCAGGGCGTTATATGCTCAACAAACCTGGCTGGGGGAACAAACCTTGTTTTTTTTCCGACCCTCAAATTCGCATGCAGGGTTGGGGAGCCAATCTCCGAAAAGTTCCCGGCGGAGGACCAATTGATATTAACAGCGACTTATTAGGCATTACAAGACCGCTAACAAAAGACTGTGCCCAAAAGGAATTTCCGTTTTCTGGTGTGGTATTTTCAACTAAAAAAGAGTTCCCCACTTGCGGGAAAGAAATGACGTCCCAATCACGTGCAACCCATCCGTCATTTTTATACAGAGATTTAGAACAATCTAACAGATACCCATTGTTTTTGGACCCACAAGCCAATGTATGTATGGCCTTCCAAAACAATCTCAATACTCAACTATTGGAACGAGATAATTTCGTTCCCAAAATACCTTGCCCCATGAAATAAATATATTTTCTGTTTTAATTTAGTAAGAAAATATGTTGCATTATATATAAATGGCAGAAATAGCAATTCCCATCGTAGCTTTAGGTGCAATGTGGTTAATAACCAATGACAGAAAGAAACCTCAAAAAGAGACGTTCGATAATGTTTCGGCGCGACAACAGCACAAATTGATAGCTGGTCATGTAAAATCTCATTTACCAGTAAATCCTCCTGAGAATTTCCCAAAATCAACCTATTCAGAACTAACAAGCAATACCAAATACTATCCTGCACCAAACGCTGCGACGGATAGATACTTCCAGCAAAAAGTGTATGAGAAAAAAGTGGAAGAAGGAGGCGACCCTACAAATGCAGCTATATTCCAATCCATGTCTGGCAGCGATGTGCAAAAATGTGATATGAAACACAACAACATGGTTCCTTTTTTTGGGTCGAAGGTGACGCAAAGAACAACCGGATTTAACGGAAACGAAGGTTTGTTGGACAATTTGCAAGGTCGTGGTTCACAACATATAAGAAAGAAAGCACAAGCACCTTTGTTCAAACCTCAAAAAAATATGAACTGGGCTCACGGAACGCCTAGTACGAGTGATTTCATACAATCCCGCATGAATCCTTCTCGTAATATTTCAAACACAAAACCTTGGGAAGAAGTAAGAGTCGGTCCAGGTTTGAACCAAGGGTTTAGCAGCGAAGGATCCAATGGATTTAACTCGGGGATGGAGGCGCGCGAAGAATGGTTGCCAAAAACAGTGGATGAACTGAGAACCAAAACAAATCCCAAAGTCACCTTTGGTTTAGCAAATCACGAAGGTCCAGCGCAAGGAAGATTTGTCAGAGGTCACGAAGGAAAAGTTGAAAAGAATAGACCCGATACATTTTACATTAATTCGCCCGATAGATGGTTCACAACAACAGGACAAGAGAAGGGTCCTACTAACCGTTCTGCACAAGTTATGCAACCCATTAAAAGTAATGTCGGTAGAGAATACTTCGGAAATGGGAACGGAAACAAAGACGGTGGAAGTTTAGCAGGTCAAGCCGAACAGAATTTCAGAAAATCTCGCAGACCAGTGCTTGCATCCTTTGACAAATACAAAGGACCTGCTTATAATAGAACGTGGAAAGCAGGTGGCGATGGAACAAAGGATGACTATGGTCGCAGTGGCTTACAGGTATTACCCAACTCTCGCTCTACAACAAGACAAGCAGACGAGTTTGGCATTGTAAACGGGTGGGTTAGAGCCATTACCGCACCAATTCTAGATATGCTCAGACCTTCTCGCAAAGAAAATGTAATCGGTAATATGAGACCAAACGGTAATGCCGGAGGAACTTATGGTGTCAGTGAGGCCAGAGTGTGGAATCCCTCTGATCGTCCAAAGACGACTATTAAGGAACAAACAATTGATAATATGAGACCAAATGGTAATGTAGGCGGTTCTTTCGGTGTTAATGAAGGTGGTTATTTGGCAGCAGAATATCAAGCGGTGGATAATCAGCGAGATACTACGAGTGTTCCTTTCACCGGAAATGCAAGTGCAGCACCTTGGTCTACAGCAGGACCTGTCTATAATGCAGCTTACAATGCTCATTTAAATCCAAACAAAGAGGTGTTGGAAGCAGCCCAAGGTGCTTTTGAAAAAACTGGAAGTATGTCCTTGTTTAACGATACTCAAAATGTTTCGGTCGGTAAAATTGGCAATATTCAACCGGACCAGTTGGTACCAAATATGCCAAAACAAGCCGGTAATATGTCCACTTATGGTGCAGTAATGGGTAGAAATAGAAGAGAGTCAACTATAGATTGTCAAAGAAATAATCCAGGAACTTTATCTGCGTTTAATAACAATCCTTACACACAATCCTTATCCAGTGTCGCCTAAAAAATTTGATATAACTTTTATATAAAAGTTATATTAAACATATTTACTAAATTATTAGTAATGGCAGAATTAAACATACACAATGATATAAAAGATAAATTAAACACCTTTATTGTTGACAAAAAAATCCCTCATATTATATTTTACGGACCTTCTGGTTGCGGGAAAAGATATATATTGCGATACTTTATCAATAATATTTACAAAACGGAAGATAATATTAAACGATATGTCATGTATATAAATTGTGCACACAGCAAAGGTATCCGGTTTATTAGGGACGAACTCAAATTCTTCGCCAAGACAAATATACATCTCAAGGCAGGCAATATATTTAAGAGCATTGTTCTATTTAATGCGGATAAGTTGACTACTGATGCTCAATCTGCGTTGAGAAGGTGTATAGAACAATTCAGTCATACCACGAGGTTTTTCATAGTTATTGAAAATCAAAATAAACTGTTAAAACCAATTTTATCCAGATTCTGTAATATATTTATTCGTTTACCAATAATCAATGGTACAGAAGTCAGTCTGCATTTATATAAACAAAAGTTTGTAAGTAAGAAATATAAAAAACTACAAATTAAGCGGAGCGAGTGGTTGATTAACCAACTTGATAAAAAATCCAATTATGCCTCCATGGAAAAATGCATGCTATTTTCATCCAAATTATATGAAAAAGCATATTCTGCTTTAGATATAATGCGCATTATTTACGAGGGATCTAAACTTGAAAATAGAAGAAAGTTCGCAACATTAATATATTTTGATAAAGTTAGGAAGGAATTTAGAAATGAAATATTGTTAATATCCTTTATAATAAATGTCGTATTCATGCGTCCGGAACTATGTTTAGAAAATATCAAAGAAATGTAAATGGACGATTATAATTTATCTGTTTTAAGTGAAGCCAAGAATGAATATTCGGCCAATCTTGTAAATATTATCACTCCGCTATTAATTCAAGGATTACAGTCAATATTTAAGGAGGCATGTTCTCTATGCAAGGACAATGATGAGGACGCTAAATATTTAATGACATTTCAAAATTTTCTTACCAGAGTACCAAAATGGAATCAGGAACTTATTGATAATGAAACAAAGAGAATTATCCAACAAAGTAAATGTAATTATTTAGAAGATTTGTTGACATGTGTTCATATTACACAACTGAAAGTATTAACAAGCATTCGTGTAGCAACAAAACAAAAGAAAGTTGATATTGATATTCCAAAATTATCCGATTTTATTCATAAAGTTTACATTAAATGTGCTCGCAAATGTTATAGTAATGTTTACTTATTTGAAACTAATATTGAACCACTAACACAACAAAAGAATTTACGTGAGTGTGAAACTATTTGTAAAGAATGTGTATTAAACACTGTTAGAGAAAGCATGCCCGTTGAAAAAATTCTTAGAGCATATATGGATGAAACCACCGAGGAAGAAATATTTGAAGAAGATATTGTGGTTCCGGACGTTTCAAATAATTTACAGGATACGATTTCAACCGAAGTTAAAGAAGAGATTAAAAAGGCAGCCGATGCTATAAAAGCGGGAGTAGATGCCAAGCCAAAAGAAAGTCAACTTAAATTGGAGATTGAAGAAACAATCAAAGATTTGGAAACTAAATTGCAGACTGAAAAGGCACCGGAAAGGGCACCGGAAAAGGCACCGGAAAGGGCACCGGAAAGGGCATCAGTGGTAATTGAAACAGAAAGTATGCCAATGAAGCCAACCAATATATCTTTTAATGATACGGACAGCGTGGTTAGTTATAACAAAAATGTTTCACCAACAAATAATCCTCCAGCAGAAAACATAGCTGCCCCTAAAAATATTGAAAGATTGGAAAAAATTAGCCAAATCCGCAATGACCAACGGAAAATTGATGATGCGGAAGACGATGACGAAGACAGACTTACTATTTTTAGCGATGCACCTTCTTTGAAGTTGGATGCTTTAGACGTACAAGTTTTGGATGGTGCTTTATTATTAAAGAAGCCGCCAATTTTAACCGGTGTTGAAACTTTATAATGCGGTAAAATATTAATATGATTCTTTTGACTTATATTAATGAACACTTATACATTTATTGGTGCTTTAGTAATCTCTGGATTATATTTACTAATGAGGTTTTTGGAAATGAGATTTATTCTCAAAGAAAACAAACCACTCAAAATTTTATTACGAGAGGCCCTTATGGTATACCTAAGTGTGTTGGGAGGCGATTTCATTATACAACAGCTAGACCCATTAAAGGCATTGGCTGGTGCACCAACAGTTTTCACTGCACCACCTGATTTTTAATTCGTGTTTTGCCACACTCGGAGTACCACCCAGTCGTTGCTTATTAAATATAAATATTTATATATATATATATATATGGATACTCAGTATAATACAACATCACGACCAAAAACACGACCAAAAACACAATCAAACACACAATCAAACACACAATCAAACACACAATCAAACACACAATCAAACACACAATCAAACGCACAATCAAAAACACAATCAAAAACACGACCAAAGACACAATCAACCAGTAAAGATACAATGTCAACGCAAACGGGTCAAAATACACAATTTTCGTGGAATCCATCAAATGTAAGTGCCCGATACAAAAGTGAGATGGCAGTAAAACGATTAGGAGAACAAAGTGATGGTGGTATAAATGCTAAAAAAATATATTTGAAAAATAGACGCAACAAGCCAAATATGCGCAGATCTAAAACAGTCCGAGATAACCTTAATAAGATTGTCCACCGACAATTAAGTGCTACAACTCACAAAAAATATGACACAACTAAAAGAGGAGGACGGAAGAAAAAAACACGAAAAAGACGGAAGAAAAAAACACGAAAAAAACGCAAAAGAAAGAGAAAAACACGCAAGAGAAAAGCATAAATGAATTTAATATTTAAAATCAAATTCATTTAACAATCGGCGTTCGTCATATCGGGCATTTTATCCACATCCACCATTTTGGCTTTGTTAGCCTTTTTCCTCGGAATAATATATCGGTCAAAAAACGAACCTTCTAATTGAGCTTGTGGTGTATGTTTGTGTACGGTTCGTGCAATCATTTTATATAGTTTGAAGTCGGGATAACGCTCATCGCCGTTCTTCTTGTATAATATATTGCGACCCTTATCATCTGTGGTCCATTGAACCATTAAGTTGGCAATGTGGTCCATTGGGTCAATGTCATCCTGGTCTTCCACAAAATAATCAAATAAGGAACAGGCTAACCTACACAAATCAAAGCTATTATTCGGCTCTAATCTAGGCTTCTTCGGATTAAAATAGGGCTCGCAATTGTACTGTGTTGCAGCATCTCCTTTAGTATGGTAGCTATCACTGCATATTACACGTCCCTTGAATTTATAAATAGCGCGTCCAAAATCTATTATCTTAAAGATTCTGCCAAACGTAGGAACCTTATAATACTTTTGGTTGTAGCGATAATGCATAAACTGTTTATCTGTTTTTTGGAACATAATATTATTTGTATGTAAATCATTGTGCGTGAAATGAAAAACCTTTTGGTATATAATTAGTGTAATTGTGATTTGGAACAGACAAGCCCTCCATTCATCTGCGCTCATTTCGTTTTCATCATTCAATAATGAATCCAGTGTCCCATCAAGACATTCTAAACATATTATTTGAGTTGGGAAATCATATAAAAGACTATTTACTTCTACGTCCGACCCAAGACTAGACTCAGACCCTACATCGTCTTCGGGTTCGGAGTCTTCGTCTGAACCTGAATTTGATGTTCTGGATGAACATGTGGAATTCGTTTTCCTTGATATTTGTGGGAGATCAAATTCAAATACAAGGTCGGGCGTTAGTTGGCTGCTGGAAATATCGGATAAAGAAAACACTTTTTTAAAATCGTCGTCATTAACAGATTGTATGTCTTTGTTGCTAATATTTTTACCAATATTTATTTTTTTCTTGTAATTTCTAGTATCAAAATCTAGCAATATTCCTAGCTCCATATCCTGGATTTTAAATTTATCTTCCTGGTTTTTGTGGAAATATGTTGAATCGTGCAAATAATCTATATCATCGGCAACATTGTAAACAAATTCCTTCTGAATACCGAGAAATGAACCGAAAAAATCCAGGCCGTGTGGGAAATAATAATTATGGTATAATTGACTCGTTAAATAAGAAAAGAAACTATCAACATATGCGGAATTATTTGGGTCCAATACTTTTTCATGGCAGATGGTTTTATTCAGTTCTGGCAATGTAGTACGTTCGGTTTCCCCTAAATCTTTATATTTGCCTACCAAATATTTAACAGGGTCTAATAATGGAGAGAATTTGAAAAAACACAGTTTATTTTCGGTTTTGCCACCAGACTTTATAATACAGTTAAATTTGTTATGTTTATCCGTCTTTTCAATATTTGTAATATGAAAAACATGGTTTAGATTAAGGTTTTTGTAATTGGATTCTTTAAGAGAAAAAAATTGCTTATAAATAGGAATATAGTTTTGAACAGCGTCAATTCCTATATCTTTTAGAGAATCAAAAAGACCAGCGTTGTCATTTTTTTTATAGTATAAGTTGAACATTTATTTTTATTGATAAAAATTAATTTAGCTTTAAACTTATTTCTCGCGTAAATTCATATTATTTTTAATAAAAGTAAACATAATATGAATTTAGAATTGAAAAAGTTCGATATGAAAAATATCAAATATATATCCAGCAAAACACAGGGCCCTGTTATAGTTTTGATAGGACGACGAGATACAGGAAAATCTTTTCTAGTACAAGATTTATTGTACCATCACCAAGATATCCCAATAGGAACCGTGATTTCCGGAACAGAAGCGGGTAATGGATTTTATGCTAAAATGGTCCCTAAATTATTCATTCACGATGAGTACAATACTGCTATAATTGAGAATATTTTGAAACGGCAAAAAATGGTTATCAAACAGATTAACAAAGAAGTAGCTGCGTATGGAAAATCCAATATAGATGGTCGTGCATTTGTTATACTAGATGATTGCTTGTATGATAATTCGTGGGCCAGAGACAAGCTAATGAGACTATTATTCATGAATGGTCGCCACTGGAAAATTATGCTCATTATTACAATGCAATACCCTTTAGGAGTTCCTCCAAATTTGAGAACAAATATAGATTATACATTTATTCTTAGAGAACCTTATATCAATAATAGAAAACGTATATATGAAAATTATGCAGGTATGTTTCCAACATTTGAGAGTTTTTGCCAAGTAATGGACCAATGTACTGAGAATTATGAATGTCTGGTTATAGCCAACAATGCCAAATCAAATAAATTGGATGACCAAATATTTTGGTACAAAGCTGACGGACACAGAGACTTTAAGTTAGGTTCGGCAGAATTTTGGGAAATGTCAAAGGACCTTGGGTCTGACGATGAAGAAGAAATGTTCGATCCAACAAAACAATCAAAGGGTCCACGAATCCATGTCAAAAAAAGCAAATGGTAGTTATATTCTATCTTTAATTTTATCGCCAATAATAGTATCTTCTAGGGTTTGTCTAAGGAACTGCTTATAATCAAATGTACAATTATGACTTTCTGCATTAAAGTGCAACTGGCAAAATCTTTTTTGACAACGGCACTCCATGGATACTACAGATAGTTTTTTCTTACACCCTTTTAATTGACATTTGGTAATTTTCTTTGGTTTGGTTTTCTTCGCTGTCTTTTGTTTCTTGGGTGCTTCTTTGACGATTTTATTAATTGTCATCGGTGGCAATTTTGCATGTGAATCAAACGACATCTTTATAATAATAGTAACAATTTTATAAATCATTTTATAAAATTATTTAGTCTTTCATAAAATTATTTAGTCTTTCATAAAATTATTCTTTTTTCTCCGTGATTTCAATTTCTACTTTCTCTTTTTTTTGCAAGGCCTCGTGGTCTTTATCTGTTTGACGAGTTCTAATATTGGCACCTTCAAAAAGTTCTTTTCTGATATCTGCCGAAGACACTTCCTCTTTCAATCCTGTCTCAGTAGTATTCATATTGGCAACACCAACTAAATTACCATCTTTATCAATGTTTTGCGTTAATTTATTACCAGTGGATTGTGCAATTTTAACATTCTCTGCAATTGCTGTACGCTTTGCTTCTTTAACGCGCTTTTCAAATGCTGTTTTTGCCTGCTGTTCATTCAAGTTCTTTTCACTCATGAGTTGATTTAACTCATCTTCCATATATTCAACGCGTCCTGTTTTATATGCATTTGGATTCCATGGCATCCATAACCCTATTGGACCAACATAAACATCATGGTTTGGGTCAACTTCCCTGAGCATTCTGCATCTCAATTCTGCTTCCTGTTGTGTAGGATACGACCCTCTAATCTTAATTCCGCGAGTACTTGTTTGGAAATTAAATTCGGTATTGAAATCTTGTTCAAGGTCGTCTTCTTTAGCATCAAGAAAATTTTTGTAATCATCATCAATTGTTGTTTGTACCAATGTACCTTGTTCTGATTTAGTATATTCTTGAAAATCAGCCATGACCTTGTCAAAATTAAGATTATATTTGTGAGACATGAAGTTTAGAAACTGTGTGAATTTTTGTGTTGATTTAGTAAAATCCCAGTGTTTTAGGAACTCTTGGAAAAAGAACAACTCTTTCTGTTTTAAAATTTTTTCTGGAGAAACAAAACTAACACAACAGAATTTTTGTCCTGCAATTGGCTTATCTTCTTCCAATAAATCAACATATTTAGGATTTTCGGCGCCATTGGGCGTAAATTGACTTTCGTAAGAATTTTTACTGCTCATTATATCCTATTTCTGTTGTTCTCATTTTAAGTTTTTTTAATCGTATATATATTTTTTTTTTCTTGCCAAATTATATAAAATGCTCGGACAATTAGGACAAGTTTTAGACATTGGCGAACTCGTCAGACGCATCGTTAAATACATGATTGAAGGTATTATGGTAGCTATCGCTGCATACGCAATTCCAAAACGTTCCATGAACATTGAAGAAGTTATGCTTATCGCTTTAACTGCTGCTGCAACCTTTAGCATCTTAGATACTTACGTACCAAGCATGGCTGTTTCAGCACGCTCTGGAGCTGGATTCGGCATGGGCGCGAATTTGGTTGGGTTCCCACGTTAAGTTGGATTTCCCAACCGACCACATCATCTTAATTGATTAATATTAAATGACTTTAAATATTAACCGCAAAGACAGCACATATCGGACCATTAGCGAAAAGGATATTGTATAATTATATCGTTGGGATAAATTCCCAATGTAATTCTTTACATATTTTCTTCCAAATATCATCTTGTTCAATACGTTTTACCGGGTCCTTTAACATTGGGAAAAAGGATAAGAAGTGATTTTCACCCAACAACTCACACATTTTATACAAGACATAATAGTAGTTTAAAAAGTTCACTCTGTCATCCGGACAATGCTTGGCATACGGCTTTTGTATATCCATGAACAGGCAACATAACGTTTCTTCCAATTGAGGTTTCATGACCGGGGGCTTTATACCCAATTTATCTTTAATAAAGGGAATATGTTCATAATATTTGTTGTATCCTAATTTTTTCAAGATATCTTTCGCCTTTTTATTGGTCATTTGTGCCAAAGTTATTCTTTCTTTCTTTATCTGCAATGTAATGTTTGTAAGGACCTCGGGAGGGATTTGTGTTGTCTCTTTGGCTTGAAATTGTGCTAATATTTCGCGAAAATGATTGATACGCTTATATGCATAAAAACACACTTCTTTAGGTGGTTCTTTATAAGACGGCTTTTCGTGCTCTATTATGAAATTAATTTGATAAGAACAGTCTTTACAAATCATTACACCTTCTGATTCCACTGGGATCAACTCACCGCTACATTTAGCACAAACTTCATGCGCATGGATATAATCATTGATATCCAAATATGACTCATCAATATTGTTAAGGTATTTTTGGGTATTGTTTACTTCTTGTTTTTTAGATTTCGTATCATTTGTTTTACTGAAAAATGAAAACAATACCTTCGTTTTGCTGTCATCACCGTCTGCCAAATCTTTTTTTTTCTCATAATAATCAAATACATATTTGGAATTGTCCAATAGATAATTCTTCCTGCTTTGTTCATATTTATTGATTTGTTTGTTATGGGATTTGATTTTGTCCTTTAATTCCAATGTTTCATCGATGGATAAGTTTTGTTCTTTTAATTTTTTCCTGAATTTTTTCCGCTCCATTTTTAATTTAGGTATTATTGTGGTATCATTTTTTTTAAATTCTGTCATTTTCTCCTGATGTTTACTGTCAACAGTGACATTGGATTTTTTTGATACCAATATTTTTTTGTTGGCTTTCGGTTTAAATGCTGGCATTATTATTATAATAATGGCTCTTATTTAATTATATATTTCAAAATAGAGTTAAATGTTAATATTATATTTCTCTCCAACATTTAATGGATATTGATAAAGATATCGGTAATACTATGCAAATTGAAGTTATTAAATTGCATAAGATGGCATTTCTTTACAATGCTTTAGAGGAAGGTTGGCGCATAAAGAAAAAAAACGATATGTATGTCTTCACAAAAAACCATGAAGGAAAAAAAGAAGTTTTTTTGGACAATTATTTAAAGCAATTTTTAGAAAATAATTTTGATATAAATCAAATCATAAATCAAATTAAATAACAACTATTAAACGAAAAATAATGTTAAATAAAACATTATTTTTTTTTTACCTTACCATAAACTATTTTTTTATAATTAAAAATTAAAATTAAAATTTATAATCTTTAGTAATAGTATAACAAATGGGAGGAGGTTTAATGCAATTAGTAGCTTATGGCGCACAAGACGTTTACCTTACAGGTAATCCACAAATTACTTTCTGGAAAGTAACTTACCGAAGACACACCAATTTTGCAATGGAATCAATTGAACAAACATTTAACGGACAAGCCGATTTCGGCCGCAGAGTCCAATGTACTATCTCCAGAAATGGTGATTTAGCATACAGAACATACCTTCAAGTCACTCTCCCAGAGATTGGCCAAGAAGGATGTTGTGGAGTTGATGCAGGAGGTTGTGATAAAACTTTTGCACGATGGTTGGACTATCCTGGTGAGCAACTTATCTCAATGGTTGAAGTTGAGATTGGAGGACAACGCATTGACAGACAATATGGTGACTGGATGCACATCTGGAATCAGCTTACCCTTACCGCAGAACAAGAGCGTGGATACAACAAAATGGTTGGACAAACTACCCAACTTACTTACTTGATCGATCCATCTTTTGCTGCCGTTGATAGTGCCTGTGCCGCAGTTGATGTTCCAGCCGCAGTATGTGCTCCTCGTAATGCACTTCCAGAGACCACACTTTACATCCCACTCCAATTCTGGTTTTGCCGCAATCCTGGACTTGCCTTGCCATTGATTGCGCTTCAAT